ATGCAGATGATTGCTGCGCTTATTGGTATTTGCTCTGGCTTAGCAGCGCTTCGTTTCTACCTTAAGCGTACGTCACGCTTGGATGAGGAAGACTAATGGCAGGTCTTGCTGACTTGGAGTTAACTGGCGATCCGGACATGGACCGCATGATTCTTGCAGCACGTGATGCGCAAGGTGTTAGCACTGATGTTGGTCAAAGCGGTTTAACAATGGATCAGTATCAGCAAGCCGTTTCGGACCTTGCTGCATACCGCAACCTTCCAGAGAATGTAGCATATCGTAACACGGTACGTCCAGAGCTTGGAATGCTTGCCGGTGGTTTGTTATCGCTTGCAGTTCCAGGCGTTGCGTCTGGCATTGTTGGTACGTTGTTTCCAGGCGCTGCGGCTACTTCAGCAGGTGCTGCGGCTGCGCTTGGCGGCTCTAGCGGTGGGCTGGGAACGTTAGGCACTACGGCTTTAACAGCAGGTGTAGGCGGAGCGTTAGGGGCTGGTCTTGCAGAAGCAACGGGCAGAGACCCACTTGCTGGTGCACTTGGTGGTATGCTTGGGGGTGGATTAGGTGTTGGGCAAGACGGCTTAACAGCGCTTGGAAACATTGGCGCAGCCGGTCCGTCAGTTATTGAACAAGTGTTTAGCGACAAAGACTATCGTGCTGGTGGTGTAATCCCTGAGCAGCCGTTTGAAACACAAGAGCCTATTGTTCCGCCTACAGAAGCTGGTGGTGGAGGCGCTACGCCAGCCCCTGCGCCAGCTCCAGCGCCTGCTCCTGCGCCAGCCCCTGCGCCCGCACCGGCCCCTACTGTAGACCCTGAGCAGCCGTATCGCTACGAAGGTGATGGACGTTTTGTTAACGTACTGACTGGCGAAATCATTAATCGTATTGTCCCAGACACGTTTGTTATTGGGGACTTCTATGGGTTGCCGCAGAACGTAGAGACTAACGTACCTGCACCGGCACCGCCTGGACAGCAAGAAGAAGTTGTTGACGTATTCGCTCCGCCTGACTTTGTGCTTGACACTACGGCACCGGAACCTATAACGCCTCCGCCAGCGCCAGCACCGGAGCCCGTTACGCCTCCGCCTGCGCCCGTAGAAGCTCCTGTAACGCCCGTAGAGCCCGTACAACCAAACCCTGTACCAACCCCTACGCCACCTGTAGAACAGCCCGTAGAGCCCGTTACAGAGGCTCCTGTAGAACAGCCGGTACAGCAGCCAACAGAGCAACCTGCACCGCAACCAGATACAGGTACAGATCAAAGCGTTGCTGTAGGCGGTGAGGGCAGCGGAACCGGCGACGGCAGCGGTGAAGGTGACGGCAGCGGAAGTGGTAGTGGTCTAGGCGCTGGTTTAATGGCCGCTGCGGCAGGCGCTGCGTTTGAGCCGCAATGGAACAAGCTGTTCAAATACACAACTCTTACGCCTTATCAAAAGAAAACACTAGCACCGTACGTTGACTACATTGCGCAAGCGCGTGGCATGACGGGACGAGGAATGTTATCATGACGTATTTGGAAGTAGTCAATCAAGTGTTGTTGCGGTTGCGTGAAGACACCGTAACAAACGTAACGGGTCTTGATGATCCCGTAGCAGATATGGTTGTAGCGTTAGTTAACGATGCCAAGCAGCTTGTCGAAGATGCGCACACGTGGAATGCGCTACGCTCTGATTGGGCCATTGCGACCACCGCTGGCGACAACCTGTACAGCTTGACAAATGCCGGGAATTATGGTAAAATAGAGTATGTCATTAAGGATGACGGAACGGAGTTAACGGAAGAGACGCTTTACAGCTTGCGCAAACGGCAAGCCGCTTCGCCCGCCGATAACAAACCAAAGTATTATGCTGTTAACGGCACTGACGCTAGCGGCGACATTCAACTACAACTGTTTCCGCAACCTGACGCCGTATACAACTACACCGTATATGGCTTTAAGCGTCAAGCTGAGCTTAGCGCAGCCGCTGACGTTCTTCTTGTACCCTCTAAGCCTGTTGTGTACTACGCGTTAGCTATGGCGGCACGTGAGCGTGGCGAAGTTGGCGGTCAAACGGCAACAGAATTGTTTTCTTTAGCTGGTGTGTATCTTAGCGACGCTATTGCGCATGATGCTGCGCTTAACGATCTTGACAACATCTGGACTACTGTGTAATGGCGCAGCAACAGCAGAACATTACGGTTAGCGCTCCGGGGTTTCAAGGGCTGAATACGGAAGACTCTCCGCTTCAGCAAGACCCCGGCTTCTGCTCTGTAGCTGATAACGCTGTTGTAGATAAGTTTGGGCGTATCGGCTCACGTAAGCCGTGGACGCAATACACCACTGCGGTTAACGTAACGTACACGCCAGCGGTAGGCGTAGCGGAAACTAAAATCATAACCAAACGCGTGGGTCAAGGCAACATTAACGGTACTGTGTACGTATTAGCTATTGTTACTGTTGACCAATACAACAGCTCCGGTTCGCTGATTCAAGATGATGACTTTATCTGTAAGCTCACTAGCTCTGGCGGTGTCAATACGCTAGATGAGATTAGCTATCCGGCTCTTGCAGATGCTACGAAGTTACACGACGCACAGATTGTAGGCTTTAACGATAAGATTTATATCTTCAGTGAAGGCAATGAGTGCTTAGAGTTTGACGGCACTACGATTAGTAAGCTTTTCACTGGCACCAACGACGTTAATTACATTAAGCCTCAAGACAACAGCGGCACCATTGCGGCAACTATTAACGGTGACGTAGCGACTGCTGCGTATGGCCGCTTGTGGGTTAGTGGTGTAGACGGCGACTACCAAACGATTTACTACAGCGACTTGCTTATTCCTACGCAATGGTACGATGGGCGTACGTCGCCAGCAGACCCGCAGAACACTGGCGGTTTGCTTAACGTCAATGAGTATTGGCCTAGCGGTACGGATCGCATTGTTAGCCTTGTAGCACACAACGGTGCTTTGTTTGTCTTTGGACGCCAGTCTATCCTTGTGTACAACAATGCCGCTACGGGTGATCCTGCTGCCGCTGATGGCATTACGCTGGTCGATACAATCACTAACATCGGTTGTGTTAACCGCGACGCTGTAACTAACATCGGCTCTGACGTCCTGTTTGTGGACGATTCTGGTGTACGCTCACTGGGTCGTACGATTCAAGAGAAGTCTGCACCGCTTGGGGACTTAACGGCTAACATCCGCCGCGAAATCAGTGACGTTATCTCTAGCACTAACGACAAGAAGAGCATTTCGCTTTCTTATTGGCCTGATGAAAACCTAACTGTTGTTAACTTTAGCGACGACTTGCAAGCTTATGCTATTGAAATGCGAGCGCCTAGCGTTACGGGAGGCAATAAGGTAACGCGCTGGACCAACACGGTTTGGAACAGAGCGCTGTATTATGAAACAGATGGCGAAGCGTACGTATTGCTAGCAAGTTCTGCTAGCGATTATGGGTTGTTGTTATACGCTGCGGGCTCTAACTATAACGACGAGCCGTTTGAGTTTAAGTATGAGTCTAATTCGTTTACGTTTGGGCAACCGGCTAACACTAAGTTTGTGAAGCAGATTGACTACACGGTTGTGTCTACCTTAACGGATGCGCAGGCGTACGCAGGGTGGGGTTATAGTGGTCGCCTTGATTACACCAAAGCGCTGACCGTTACGGCCCAAGCGCCTGCGTTGTACAATGTAGCGTACTACAACCAGACAGACGAATACGGCCCAGGCTTAACGACTATTAAGCGCTATCGTGTTAACGCTAAAGGCAGCGGTGAAGCAGTTATTATTGGGTTTCGCACAGACATCAACGGCAACACGTGCAGCCTACAAGAGATTAACGTACAGACCCTCATCGGGAGGATTATCTAAATGAGTCTTTTTGATTTGCTAGCAGGTGCTGGCAGTGCTGCTGCTGGTTATGCGCTGTCGGAAGACATTCGCAAAACCGGTGCGCAGGGCGCTGAGCAGATGCGCCAGCTTGGACAGCAGCTTCAAGACCAAACTGGATTTCGTGGTTATGGCGTACAGACTGGCCTAGGACGCTCTACGATTGATCCTACGGGTAGCTTAAACGTAGGCGTAGGGCCACAGCAGGGTATGCTAAGCAGCGGTATGGGGATGTATGGGCAGGCTCAGACGGCCCTTGGGCAATCCCTTGGCGACACCGCTGCGCGTGAACAAGAAATCTTTAATCGCGCTATGGCTATGCAGAACCCAGCGTTAGACCGCGCACAGGCTGCACAGCAAGCGCGTGAGTTTGCTATGGGGCGTGGTGGTGTACGGGGCTCACAGTTTGGTGGGACTGCTGAGGATGCTGCTATGGCTCGCGCACGCGCTGAGGCTGCTAATATGGCATCGTTCCAAGCTATGCAGCAAGCGCAGCAAGAAGCGCTAAATCAAGCCAACATTGGAAACATTGCTGGGCAGCTTGGGCTACAAGGTTACCAGACGGCATTCACACCTATGCAGCAGCAGCTTAACGCCTTGCAAGTTGGTCAGCAAGCAGCTAACATGGCGCAGACTGGGCAGCTCACTGGCGCAGGCTATCTTGCACAGCTTGGCCTTGGTGGCTTGCAGTCACAGATTAACGCTGACTTGGCCGCTGCGCAGCTATACGGCAACCTTGCCGGTGCTGGGGCCGAAGCGCTTGGAGCTATTGATACAGGCGGTCAAGGCTTTATTGATTACATCAAGAGCCTTATCTAAGGAGCGACATCATGGCAGGACAAGACGTAAGCGCCAACCTTGGCGGAATGTTGTCGCAAATTGGAGGCGCTTTTGCAGGCGCTGGTCAGACGGGTCAAGGGCTTATGCGGCCCATTACGATGGCGTTTCGCCCGCAGCTCGACGCTAACAATGTACAGTCTTTACAAAACCAAGCAGCGTTTTATGGACGCATTGGCGACACTGCTCAGCAGCGTATGTTCACTGAGCAAGCGCTAGTTCTGGAAGAGCGTAATAGAGAAGAGGCGGAGAAGCAGCGTAAGCTTGAGGAAGGACAAGCACGCGCCACTGCTGTTTCTGAATATGGTCGCGCTGTTTTGTCTGGCAATAAAAATGCTATTGATTTAGCGCTAGAAAAAGCAAATAAAGTTTTTCAAGATCAGGGCATTGTTGCTCGGCCTTTTCTGGATGCTGAAGAAAATTCTGTCTTTACTGCAAAGCGTCGAGAAGAAATGGCAGCAGATCGTAAGTTTGAGCTAGAAGAGCGACAGCGTGCTACTGATGATCGTGCTGCTTTGGACACGCTTGCAACAAATCTTTTAAACGCTAATTCTGTGGAAGCAGCGGACGAAGCTATTAAGAACGTACCTACTTCTATTGCAGCAAGGGCTTCTCAGCTTCGCGAT